AACTACAGTGTATCCAACCTGAATTAGGTTCGCCAGGAGTGTAGTATTCAAGGATCAATTGATCCCATTCTAATTCTCTGTGTATCCAATCTGCTAACTCACAGTTATCTACACCTACTACTTCGAAGTCTGCGGCTTCAGCTTTGGCGTGCTGTGAATTTGCAGAGCTACCAATAGCTTGACACAACTCAGGTGAACGGAATCCGCTAGTCACCTTGACTCTACCGAAGTGATCACGTACCGGCTGTAAAATTTTTTCACACAATACTTTTAATTTTTCTATTTGCTCCGCATTAGGATTATTATTAATCCCTTTACGGATTGCTGTGTCCGATTTAGTTAATTCTTCTAAAGTAAAATTACGAGTCAGTTCCATTAATTTTGTTTCCAGTTAAAGTTAATATTTAATCTAGCTTGTTCATCAGTACAGTTTGTACTTGAATGAAATTCACTTGGATCAAATAGTATTATACGATTTTCTATAGATTTTACAAATTTTTTTCCAATATAAGTTCCACCATTACAAGTATTTATTGAGTAAATTGCTCCATTATGAGATTCTTCATAGTCTTTATGCTTTTGATGTTTAATTAATTTTGTATCTCTAGGGTAAAGATTAACCTTTACTCTTCTTAAATAATTAATATTTAATTTTTTTAGGATAGGTTTAACTGTATTAAAAACGCTACTAGTGACTTCGTTTTCATCAAATAAACAATGAGTAAAATAAAAATGATTTGTTTTTTCTTCTTCAGAAGACACTGTCATATTAAAATAATATGGACATTTATCTGACATAAACGTTTGTCTGATGTCTTCAAAAATTTTTTTAGGTAAAAAATTATCTATAACTTTCATTAAATTTTTTTCTATCGTATGCTCTCTTATTCTTAATCACCTTATGTTTAAAATGTTTAAGTTGTTTGGCAATAGGATTGCGTGCTTTATTTCTTTTTTTCATGTGTGTCGATGTATATATTAGAAGCAATAGAAATTCTATCCTCTTTTTTATTTAGATTAGGTCCTACCCCATGTAATAACCATGCTGGAAAAATTATTAAATCACCTGCTCTTATATCTATATTCATTCTAGAACTAGTATACTCAGTAAAATCTTGTTTACAATTAATCCAAGAAGAATCCATAGTTGTGCAAGGATTTTCAAAAAACAAATTGCCACAATCTTTTGGTGTCTTTAAATAATAAATTGAAGACAGTTGTATATTACTACCATAATGTGCGTGCACTTCGTTATAATCTTTATAACTATTTATGTTTGCCCATAGAGCTGTAATGTGTGGAATACCCCTTAAAGATATATTTTGCATATATTCTGTTATGTGAGGTTGCATTTGATTATGCAGCTCTAAAAAATAACTTGAATCTAATTGGTTTGATTGCCAACCAGTACCTTTTGGATTACTAATGTTTCTACCATTATCTTTCTTTTTAAGATCTGTTAAATATTTTATTATTTTATTATTATCTATATTTAATTTAGTTCTATAAAAACTTACAGAAAATAAATTAAGATTCATTACTCAAGGATAAGCTTCTTGATAGATAAACTTCCATCAATATTCGACTCTAATTCTGCCATAGATTTTATGCACTGGTACTTGACATGTCCATCAGGTTTTGTACCACGCTTTGCAACCCTCTTCCCCTTCAAACATTCAGACATCGACGGCTGTATACGTGCTTCCTTTATCTCTCCCTGTACAATCATAAGTAGGGCCACCACTAACTCTGTCATAACACCTTCCCTTTGTTTTCACCTTTTTTAATAACATATTTTTGTGTGCCATTCTTGCCGTGTTCAACAGACTTTTTTAAATCTTTAACAAAGTTCATTTGTTTAGCTTTCTTTTCCATGTCAGAAATGTATTGCACAACTTGTCTAGTAATTCTTTCCATTTTCTCTTACCTTGTCTTTTAGTTCTTCAATATCTTTTAATGCCTTATCTAGTTGATCACTTAAAAACTCGATGTTTACTTTATTAGTCATGTTCATCTCTTGAGTCTTCTCCATTTTCTCAACGGACTTATAAAGATCTTCCAATAAAAAATGTTGCTCCTGATCTACAGGTACTTGTTCTGATTTTTTGAGCAAATCATTTTCAAACAACTCACGTGATGTCTCTAGCGATACTAACCTAGCCGTAAGCTCGGTGTATGCGAAGACGCCGGCTGCAACGAGTAGAATTAAACTAGCTACCGTTTTCATCGGCATCTGTACAGCCGCCGACTCCGAAATATTTAATGGTTTATTGGACATGTGGTCCTCCACATAAAGCCAATATAACTAACATTATAATCAGTAAACCTGTTGCGTAGTAGTTCATCTTGGCAGTCTCCATAAATTATCTAGTCCAAAAGATTAATCTTTTAGAAAGCTCTTTTATTTTTTTCCAAACTTTTTTAATCATACTATCCTCCATTTTTTCTTCTGTAATACATGTAGGACATGGTAATCCTCTTGTTCGGATACCACAGATTACACAAACGTTTGTTGGCTGTGCATATCTTATACTCATGTTTTTTTCTCTTCAATCTCGTAGAAGAAGTTATCAGTGTCTTCTGTTCTCCATTGACGAGTGTCTTCTACGTTCCACTCACTCGTTTGGACTTTCCAGTCAGGTATATTATCTTTGACTGTAAAAGATGGTATGTCCCATATAATTCTGTTATTTGGTTGTGCAGCATAATTACCATCATCTAATGCTAATATGTGTGCGCACTTGTGTTCGTGCGGTATTTCTGAATGATCAGTGTCGACTATATTACTCTCTGGATGTGCAAAATCAACAGTAAATAAATATTTACCTGCGTGCCATTTTTTATCTTTGCCTATGTATTTACCGGCTTGTCCGTCTAGGATATCCCAAGAAGTAACAGCAGGATAATAACTAAAAGAGTTCCAGAGCTCCAACTCATCAAGTCTACGTTTAGGAACTTCTTCCGGTTTAAAGCCTCGTTGAATGAAGGCAGAAATCGGGAGACGATAAAAGACAGCCCCATTTTCCATAATCGCATGAAATAGGATAGGCCTTCCCGTAATACTCGATATGCCGAAGATAACACAATCTTCAACTTCTCCATGATGTCTGGTAAGGTCATACAAATACTCCCTTCTTATTTGTGCGTACGTTACCGGTATGTTAGCATTTAAATAAGCCATAGTACATTACTTTATTGCTCCTACTAAAATTTTTTTATTTTTAAACGAAGGTTCCGCATAGTGCAATATTTTACCATTAAATACCACAATTTTTCCTTTTTTAGGAGTAAACTTTTTGTTAATAGGATGTTTTATCACAGTGTCTCCATCGGAATTATTTAAATATAATATAAAACTATAATCATCTGGTTTGTGTAAATGCTCTGTTTGATATCCTCCTTCATTATATTGAATATAGTGTATGTGAAATATTTTTTTATGTAATTCATTTATAGGAACAATTTTTTTAAGTAAATCTTGTGAGAACATATTAACTATATTATTAGTTTGAAAACCTTGTTGAGTATGTGAGTAATAAGACTCATCTTTTCCTGTGTAGGAATCTACAATTTTTATAATTTTGTCTACTATTTTAGTATCTATTTCGTAATAGATGCATTGAAACATTATTTAATATTACCCCAGTTGGGCCCCGATTCGTAATCTACTTTGTTAGGTATTTTTAAATCGACAGCAGACTCCATAATTTGTTTTATTTTCTCTGCATGTTCAGGGCTTTCAACAGATATATCAAGTTCATCATGTACTTGTATATGTGGTGTGATCCCTTCTTTCCACAAATCTAACATAGCTTTTTTTGTCATGTCAGCAGCACTACCTTGAATTAATTTATTTAGTGCTTTGTATGTAAAGGCTCTTCGAGCTGCATTGTTGTGCCAATAGTTTTTCTTACCTGTATCATTACCGTTTTCGTCTAGGAGTGTTGGTCCCATTTGTTGCAACTCTAACATTCTTTCGTGATCTTCTGCCGGTACATATTTACCCCAGTCATCACCTCGTAAGACAGGTTCATATTTTGGAAACCTACATCGTCTACCTAGTAAGGTTTTTATTTTACCTTTACTTGATGCAGCGTTCATTAATTTATTCATCAACTGTTTTACAAATGGTACACGAGTGTGATATCTCTCTGATAAAGCTGAAGCTTTATCTTTAGACACACCTAACTCTGCTTGTAGTTTTGCTTTACCCATACCATAAAATAATCCTAAATTAATTACTTTAGCTTGATCACGTGGTATCTCTGCCATCTCTGCTACGATCCGGTGAAAGTCTGTTTTAGGATTTGAGTCATAAGAATCTGCAATTTGATTTACAGAAGATAAACCAAATCGTAATGCGTAGTGTGCAACAAGTCTTGGTTCCTGTTGCGAGTAATCAAAACAACCCCACTTCATACCTTCTTCAGGTATAAACAAACTTCTAATTAATGGACCTGTATCTGGATCTCTTGCAGGTATTTGTTGTAGGTTTGGATTTTGATATGAAAATCTTCCGGTCACTGTACCACCATCATCAGATCTAATTTGATTTATTTCTGCATGAATCCTACCACAATGTTCATGTTTTAATATTGTATCTATAAAGGTTGTATTGACCTTGTTTATTTTTCTAGCTTGTGATATTAATTGCACTGTAGGATGTGAATGATTAGAAAGGAAATTTTTTGTAAATGAAGGTGACTCTGTTTTCTCGGTCTTATCGTAAGGTAAATTTAATTTATCGAAAACTTTTGCAATCGATCTTGCGGCCCATATCTGAGTATCTAATCCTGTTTCTTTTTTCACTTGGTGTAGGAGTAATTCTTCTTTGGTGGTTAATTCTTTTTTTAATTGATTGGCCGCTTCGACATCTACCCGCACCCCTAGGAAACGCATGTCCACGAGACAAGGAAAAAGATCAGTTTCCAAATTAAAAATATCTTGTATATCTTCTTCAATAATTAATTTTTTTACGTGTTGCCAAAGTTCAAAAGTTAACTCCGCATCTTTTTCAGCGTAAGCTCCAACTTCACTTGCAGGCAACTGCCACATGTCAGCTTTTGCATCTAGTCCTCTAGACTTTGCAGCTTCAGTAAGTGACTTTTCATTTTTACCTTTGTTTAAAAAATGCCAAGACAAAGTATTGAGTGTGTAAGAAAATCTATTTTCGTCTAGGAGTGAACATGCAACCATAGTATCTACCACTAAACCATTGATATTTAAGCCTAATTTACGTATCCAACATACGTCATACATAGCATTATGAAATATTTTTGTAGCCGGACAATCTAAAATATCTTTAAACCACTCTAAAGTTTTTTCTCTATTAGAGTTTGGTCCTTCCGCATGAGCAATAGGAAAATACCAACTACGATTTTCTACAGCCACAGCTATTCCTACAACCTCTCCTCTTCCTACAACTGCACCTGATCCTAATGATTTTAAATATGTATCTTTTGTTTCTAGGTCAATTGCTATTTCATCATATTTTCTTAAGTCTGGATATTCTGTGTGCATTACCCATTCTGTTTGAGCTTGCATGTAAGTTGGTAACTTCATGAGTAATCCCTTTCTAATATCATTTCTAAATAATGTATTGCTTTTTTTATATCCTGTTCTTTACCTTTCGACTGATGTCTACAAATATATTTTATAGCATTACCCTCAGCAAATAATAATTTGTTTTCATTAATAAATTCTGCAGGTTGAATCTTCATGGAACGATAGTGTTTTCCGCCGACTTGCTCTTCTAAAGAATTGTATGTTGTGCCTTTGAACATTTCTTTGTTTGTCATAGTTTATATTCCTTTATTACTTTTTTAGCTTTTAACTTATATAGATTATTTCTTGCTCGCGAAATGCCCACATACCACACTCTATGCTCTTCATCTTGTTTGTCAATGCTTTGTTTAATTCCTTTCTGAACTTTACTGCTTTGATGCAAAGATAAAATTACATTATCTTCTTCACCCCCTTTTG